CAATAATTGTTTGTCTAGTAACACCTAACTTTTTTGCCATATCTTCTTGCCTTAAACCAAGTTCTTTCCTTAATTGTTTTATTCTCGCTCCTAAAGTTTTCATTTTGTTACACCTCTATGTCTTGATGTTAGCAAAATGTAAAGAAAAAGTAAAATAGCTAAACGTAAAGTTTAAAAACATTTTATTTGCAACTTTACAAAATGTGAAGTATAATCAACCCATAGAAGTTAACCAAATGTGAATAAAAGAAATGAGGTGATAAAGTGAAACAGACAAAGTTGATTGAGTTACGAAATCAATTTGGGCTCACTCAACAAGATATTGTAAAGGTGTTAGGGATTTCAGAGGGGGCCTATTCTCAGAAAGAAACTGGAAAGCGAGGATTTAATCAAAAAGAAATGAGTTTAATCTTCACTATATTTAAAGCGCATGATCCGCATTTGAATATGCAAGATATTTTTTTGATTTAAAAGTTAGCTAAATGTAAAGTTATAAGGAGCCATTTATGAATTACAAAGCAGGTTGGGGCTTTAAACCCATGGAAGAGATAAAAGAATATTACGAACGTACAGGGATGATTATTATTACTCACTGGGCTTATACCAAAAGCGACTTTGAACGTGAAATTTTAAGATTTGAGAGTGTGGTATGTAACCAAAGATATGACGAATTTCATTCAATAATTCCGCTGGGGGAAAGGGAAGAACTCAAGCGGCGAAATCAGGAGTACCTACATCATCTGTATACGATTAAATTTGAACTTGATTTATAAGGAGGTGAATATTATGTCGTTAATCGATTTAGGCATGAATTTTACGCTAATTACAGCATTGGTAGCTAGCATATTGTCATTATTGGGTGTGTAAGGAGAGTGATGAAGATGTCAGACGCTTTATCAATGCTTGGCGATTTACCACTTGGAACGCTAGATCAAATGAGTGATATTCGAGATACGCTCAAAGCATTTGGCAAAAATAATGTTCAAATCATTATTACTGCTACAAATATTGATGTAAAACCAATCAATGCAGGTGGTGATTTTGAATGAGCTGGGATGTAAGGCCTTGGCTGGTTGAAGATATGATTGATTTCTTTAGCCGGCCCGGGATATTAGAAGAATTTGAAGAATGGAGGGAAGAATATCATGCAAATGGCGGACAGAACGGAAGCATTGAAATGGCGACATTACCGAATTACACAATATCGACGTCGCAGATCCGAGAGGCGGAATATGATGGCCCCTCAGCTTGCTGATATAGTTGAAGGCTTTATCTTTGGCACGTTGTTTATGTTGCTAGTATGGGGCGTTGCATATTGGTGGGTAACCGGGGAGGTGTTAATTCGATGGTGAAACGTTGTTACCATTGCGGCTACAAACTAACAAACCACTTAACATATCACATTTTTAATACCGCAATTGGAAAGGTCGTTTGTGTTTGTAAAGATTGTCATACGACATATTTACGAATGCGAGCAAAAGAAAGAAAAAGGACGCTACCAGCTGCAACTAGTAACGCCCATAGTTAAATTAACCAACTTTAGTATAACACAAGGAGAATTAATCATGAATACTTTCACTATTGAATTTAAAGGCCCTAAAGATCTAGCAAAAAAGATTGCTGAGTATAACGAACTTATGAATGGCGCAAAAAATCAACCAATGGAACCTGAACCAATTAAGGTCGAGTTGGTTGTAGAGGAGCCTAAACAAGAGGCGAAAAAAGAACCTAAACAAGAAACTACATTAAAAGTAGTTGAGGAACCTCAGCCAGAACGTGATGAGCCAGTGGAGGAGGTTGCAGAAGTTCCTGTAACAAACTTTGAGGGCGAACCTTTAGAGGTTAAAACGGAAAAGGTTGAGGAGCCTGCAGAAAATGAGTTAGACGTAGACACTACGGAAGTAGATCCGCAAGTATATTGGAATGACTTTAAAGGTTGGCTTAAACATGTAGGTGCTGAGGGTGTGAAAGCTGCACTCGAAGTGTTCCGTAATCATGGTGTGAATGGCAAGCCTAATTCCGGTGATTTAACACCAGAAATTATGCAAGAACTCAACGCGTTAATGGGTAAATAGGAGAATGATAACATGGCTAATATGAATAGTTTCAAACAAGTAATTGATAACGTAACACCTCAAATTGAGGTGTTACAAAAAGCGATTGAGTTAGATCCATCAAATACTATTGAATATCAACGTGCTATCGACTTTTGTGAAACAAACATTTCTGTATCTAAAAGCATTATAAAGGCGATTAAGTTGGTCGAAAAAGAGGCTAAAAAAGGCGATGAGCTAAAAGAGGAAACTCCAAAGCCAACTAAAAAGAAAACTAAAAAAGAGGAACCTCAAAAGGTAGTGGAGGAACCTCAACCAGCCGTGGAGGAAACTCCGGAAGATATGTTCGATATGTTTGATTAAAAGGGGCGAATGTCATGGAGGTATTAGCAAGGACATATATACCTAGAATGTTTGATAGCGTGATTTTAGAAAGTCGTTACGATGCAGCTTATACAACTGTTCATCATACCGATTGTGGCTTTACATTTGGTGGCAAGTGGAAACGCAACTACAACTACAGTAATGGTTATACAACTGCTGCAAAATACTTCACTTGCCCTAATTGCGGCGTGCATAGTGAACCTCATAGAGATAGGATATTTCAAACTATTTTTGAAAGTTCCCTCGTGCCTTTGAGTGTTTGGGCTGAGGTGGTAGAACTTAAAGACGCTATCGACTTACGAATTAGCTATAAGGCGATTACTTTAAATATGGACGGCACTTCCGTTGATGAGGGTATTCGTAAAGAGGTGTTACGGTTTGACTTTAAGAAAAAGAAAGCCGTTTACACTGACTATAATCGCCAAAAGTATGATCTAACACCGGACTACATACGAGAACATTACTTCATGCAGGTGTTGGAGTATTTCGGCAAGTCTTATGCCATGCATAGCATTAACAAAAAGCCTTTGAATGATTTGTTTAGGGTGCTACGAGTAGCATTCCAAAAACGATTATTAGCCACCTATGGTTATAGTGCAGCCGATGTATATATATCCCCCTCCGCTAACGAGGAGGGGGGATATCACTTTACTATGCTATTGAATATGGTACTTAAAATTTCTGCACCAGACATGCCAAACGTAGCTTATATACATCGTTGTGCCTCATATTGGAATGACAGTCATATCTATAGTAGGAATATCAATATTCCGATTGGCAACGAGGTCTTTGAATTAACTAGAAAAGGCATGAACTTCCAAGAGGCCATGCGAGTTGTAAATAAAGCCCCTAATAGTAGATCTTTACGAAAAGCCATGACAACTAACCCTATGGCAGTATATATGTCAGAAGTCTTGAAGTTGTTTAACGATGAGAATATCAGACGAACTATTATGGAATTAAATCGTATTGATGTTCCGATAACTGATGTACAACGTTATAGCGGTAAAGTGCAACGTGCTAAGGACATAAGAAAGTCTATGAAGTTGCATATTGATGGCTCAAAAGAGTTTTGGCAAATAATGATTGCTAGATATGGTGAGCCAGCTGCATTACGTTGGATATTATCCGAAGACTTTCGAGATATTGAGGACTGCGTAAGAATGTATTCCGAATTGCAATTAAAATATCGAGATATGTTTTGGGGTAGGAGATTTAAAGCAAAAGACTTACATGCAGAACTTATTAATATCTTTAACAAACAGGAATATGGGGACGTTAATCTCCCTAAAGTGCCTGAGTTAAACGCCGATGTAAATGGCATGCACTTTATGGTGCCAAAAACTGCCGCCGATTTAATGATGATAGGCAAGGAGTTACGCAACTGTGTTGGATCTTATAAAGATAAAGTCATGCGAGGTGCTGCAGCTATTGTTGTAGTTACTGACGATAACATGAAACCTGTTGCATGCCTTGAATTGTCAAAGGGCGAGGATAAATTCACGAAACTGGTGCAAGCAAAATTGTTTGGCAATCAATGTGTATCTAAGGACAAGGCCATCAATAATACGGTGCTTAAATGGGCAAACCAATTAGAAATTGAACCACGCACGATTGATGTACAGGCACAAGTTAGCTAAGGAGAACATATAATATGAAATTACTTAAATTGAAATTGCAAAATTTCAAAGGAATAAGAAACAGCGAGTTTGACTTTGGCGGAATAGACGCCACTATCTATGGTGATAATGCCACTGGTAAGACGACAGTATTCGACAGCTTATGTTGGCTATTGTTTAGCAAAGATAGTTTAGACCGTGCCGATTTTGAAATTAAAACCCTTGAAAATGGGAAGCCAATTCATAAGGTTAATCATGAAGTCGAGGCCGAGTTCCTAAATGATGATGGCAATAGCTTTACTTTAAGACGTGTTTATCGTGAGAAGTATAGCAGTCCTCGTGGTGGCGACACAAAACTAACTGGACATACTACGGACTACTTCGTAAATGATGTTCCTGTAAAAGAAAAGGAATACAAGCAATATATCAATGATGTTATTGCAGAGGACGTCTTCAAGCTAATCACTAACCCACTATATTTTAATGAGCAGTACAGCTGGCAAAACAGACGCAAGTTATTGCTAGAAATTAGCGGAGATATTAAGGACGAGGAAGTTATCAATAGCCGTTCCGAACTTACACGATTAGCCGAGTTGTTAAATGGCAGAACAGTAGATGAGCAACGCAAGATTGTTGCTGCAAAGAAAACTGCCATTAATAAAGAACTGGATATGATCCCAGTTCGTATCGATGAGGCTTTAAGAAATAAAGCGGCCCTTTCTGCTAGCGAGGAAAAATTAAAGGCCGACATTAAAGTGTTTGATGAGGCCATTAAAAAGCTAGATGAACAGAGGTCAATCATCATTAATGGTTTTAATGCTACCGAAAAGCGTTCTAAAGTTGACGAAATTAACCGTAGGTTAAAGCTAAGACAGTCCGAGGTGTTATCTACTTACACAGCAGAAAAACAACGTCTACGTGGAGAATATGAGCTTTTACTAAACAAATTAAAAGCCATTGAAAGCGAGCGAGATAGATACGCAGATAGGGCTTACGACTTGCGTGGTAAGATTGAACGTGAAAATAAACGAATTGAAACCTTGCAAGCTGAGTTCGATGTATTTAACTCACAAAAATTTGACGAAAGTATATGCCCTACTTGCAAACAACCACTGCCAGCTGATAAGCAAGCAGAATTAGAGGCAGAATTTAATTCTAATAAGGCCAATAAGTTGGAGGAATATCAACAACTTATCGAAAGTGCAAAAGCGTTAAAAGCTAACTATGAGGAACAGCAAGAACTCATGGCGGTTAAAGCCGATGGACTTATTAACCAAATAGAACAGGCAAATAGTGAATATGAAGTTAAGTTCAAGGAGTACAAAAGCTATTACGAAACTAACATCGAAGATGATCCAGAATACAAAGGGTTAAAGGCTGAATTATTTTTACTAGAACTCGACGATAATGACGATGCCGACACAAAAGAAGTTGCAAGGCTAGAAAGTGAAATTAAAGAACTTCGTTCTAAGCAGTCTGCATTAGAAAATGAGCTCAATAAATACACGTTAAATGCTGATATTCAAAAACGTGTGATTGAACTTGAAAACCAACAACAAAAACTGGCAACAGAAAAGAATTTACTTGATGAAACATCTTTCTTAATTGATGAATTCGTCAAGGCCAAAGTGGATATGTTGGAAGAAAGTATCAACAGTCATTTTAAATATGCTCGTTTTAAAATGTTCAACGTTCTAGTCAATGGGAACGTTGAGGAATGTTGTGAAACTACTTATAAAGGTGTTCCGTATCGTAGCATGAATAATGCAGCTCGTATAAATGTAGGGCTCGACATTATTAATGCATTAACTAAATTTTATAACGTTACTGCTCCTGTATTTATTGATAATGCTGAGGCCGTAACAGACTTTATTAAATGTAACAGCCAAACAATCAAATTAGTTGTGGACGCTGATTTCAAAGAATTAACTATGATCTAATGGAGGTTAACATGTCAAAAGAAGTTGCTATAAAACAACAATCACTACCGGGCTTTCAAAGTGCCGAGGGTTTTGAATTGCTGCAACGGCAGGCAAAAATGTTTTGCGGTTCGTCTTTAGTACCTCAACAATTTCAAGGCGAGCAAAACTATGGGAATGCAATTATTGCCTTAGAAATGGCACAACGCATGAACGCATCACCTTTAATGGTTATGCAGAACTTGTATATCGTGTATGGCAATCCGGGGTGGTCCAGTAAATTCTTAATAGCTACATTCAATCAATGTGGTCGCTTTGAGGCTATTAAATACAAAGAAACTGGCAAAAAAGGAACTGACAGCCAAGGGGTAATCGCTTACACAAAAGAAAAGGGGAGCGATGAAACTATCTACGGTCCAGAAGTTACCATTTCTATTGCTAAGCAAGAGGGGTGGTACGACAAAAAAGGGAGTAAATGGAAAACAATGCCAGACCAAATGTTACGTTATCGTGCAGCTGCATGGTTGATCCGCACTACTGCTCCTGAAATTTCAATGGGCTTACAAACAACCGATGAAATTATAGACGTTGAGGGTAAAGTTAGCGATGTATATGACGATGTTACAACCACTATTGAGCATAACGCTAATAGTGAGGTGATTGACATTGATGTTAGCGAGCCGACTTTTGTCGATGTTGAAACTGGCGAAGTATTAAATACAGACGACATGTTCAAATGATTAGTATCGAATGTTTTGGTAGCAGTTCCGCTGGCAACTGCTACCGTATTAAATCAAGCGTAAATGGCGATGAGTTGTTACTCGATGTGGGTTTACCTTTCAAAACTATCCAAAGGGCTTGCAGGTACAATTTTCTCCACCTACTGGGTGCCGTAGTTACTCACCAACATGGCGACCATTCAAGGGCCGTTGCTGATATGTTAAAACTTGGACATAAGATTTATATGTTACAAGAAACAGCCGATGCCTTGCATGTGGTGGACGAACATTCATGGGTTGAGATAACTCCTAGGAAGTCTTTCAAACGAGGGGTATTTACAATGCTGCCTTTTGAACTGCAACACGATGTGCCTAATGTTGGCTTTCTAATTACTGACGGCGAAGAGAAATTGCTATATATCACAGATACTTACTACTGCAAATACACCTTTAAAGGTGTACACCACATACTGGTTGAGTGCAATCACTCTTATGAACTGTTAAATAAGAAAGTCGAGCAAGATGAGTTGAGCAAGCAGCGAATGGAGCGACTTATTCAATCTCACTTTGCACTTGAAAATGTAATAAAGTTTTTACGGTCAATGGATCTTTCACAATGTAAGGCCATTCACCTTATCCATCTATCTAATGAGAATTCGAACGAGGTTGAATTCAAGAAAGCAGTACAAGCTGCAACAGGGAAATTAGTTATCGTACATCAAGAAAAGGGGTGTTAATTATGCGAGTTAAGTTTGACGTATTTATTAAAGCGTTAGAGAAAAAACACCTCACGCTTATGGAGTTTAGCAACAAGGCTCAAACTATTCCACGTTCTTTGGTTTTATATCTAAGCGGCAAGCCTATTACGTTTGATAAAAAGCGGTTTATGTGGGCTGATGTGTTAGGCGTTAAGCATGACGATTTGTTTTATTAAGGGGTAAGCGATGGCAAAAGATATGTACTATTTCAGCCATGATGTAAACGCCAGTAATGATCCGAAAATTATTGTAATGAAAGAATTGTGCGGAGTGATTGCATATGCTTGGTGGTGGATATTAATCGAGCAATTAGCAACGCAAGAAGAGTACAAACTCCCTATGGATAAAATCACTTTCACAGGTCTTGGTATTGCATTTGGAATGAAGAAAAATGAAGCAAATGCTTCAAGCAACGAAGCAAAAGGAAGCATAACAAAGCAAGCAGAAACATATGTAAATTTGCTTATTAATGAGTGTGAACTACTGGAAACGGACGGCGAATATTTCTGGTCGCCATCACTCATCAGACGAAATTTGCTTCGCAAAAAAAAGCGTGATGAAATATCTCAAAAACGTAGTGAGGCTGGGCGTTTAGGTGGCCTTAAAAGTGGAAAGACACGAAGCAAAACGAAGCAAATGCTTCAAGCAAATGAAGCAAACGAAGCAAATGAAGCTAAAGGAAAGGAAAGGAAAGGAAATATATATTCATATTCATATTATAGCGATGCTGAAAATAAAAAATCAGAAGAACTATTACATATGCTTGATGATGAACCACCAAAAACTGATCCATATAAAAACGTATTCAAAATTTACATGAACGACGTTGGAGAAATTTCACCAATGACAAAAGAAAAATTAGAATACCTTGTCAATGACTTTGGAGAAAGTGAAGTCATAACAGCTATATCTAAATCGGTTGAGGTTGGGAAAGCTAGTATTGCATATATCACTGCCATACTAAATAACAAGATAAGGGAGGAGGCTGCAAAAGAAAGTGGAACCAATAGACGTAACAAAGGAACTGGAAAGGCTAAGGCAAAATCAGATGGCTCAGACGTCGACTGGAAAAACGAAACAGGCGAATGGCTATGAGCTTTATAAACCTACATATACACCACCTATTATGATTGAACGTCAAAAGGATCTAAGCCGTTACGGAATTAAAGGTCGATATAAAGACATGGACTTTGATAAACTCAAAGAACTTGGGGCACCTCCAGAAGATAAAGAGACATATAACAACGCCTTTAAATACTCCCTACATTTGAGTGAACACATCCGAAATGGTAGAGGGCTCATACTTATGGGGCCAGTTGGAACCGGTAAAACTTGCATAGCTATTAGTATTTTGCGAACTGCAATTAATCAAGGGTACAATGGCTATTTAATTTCCATGACAAGTCTGTTTGATACGTTAATGGTTTTAAGTAAAGGGCCATCCGAGCACTTCCTTAAATTTGAGAACATGATAAAAAATACACCGTTATTGGTGTTAGATGATTTTGGTGCAGAGTATTCTAGCGAATGGGTAAAGCAAAAAGTAACATCAATTATATCTGAACGTGTAGAACGAGAAAAATCAATTATTATAACATCTAATTTATCTATATCTCAAATCAAAAATTCGTATGATGGCAGGTTATATGACAGATTGAAAGGTACTTCGTTTGTACTTAGATTTTGTGGTAAATCTAAACGGGATCCGCTGGATATTTCAAAAATTTGAGGAGGGATAGAATGAAACCAAACGCCAAGATTGCGATAGAAGTTTTTGATAATGGGTTCATTAAAGTCGGATTAGATGGACAATTTATTGATTTAACAATCGGATTTTGTGCAGGTGTTGCACAGGTAGTCCAATTAGCATCGAAGAATGATAATAAAACCCCGGAAGAACTATTAAATATTGTTACTGCTGAGATGCGTAATACATTGGGTAATGTATTATGTGAAAAAGAAAGGGTGCATGTTAGTGAATATGATTACGTAATAGGAACTTTGGTAGCTATTTCGGGTGAAAGGTTAGACGAATTTTCGATTTTACCACATAGCGATAATGGCTATTGTATCGAAGTTAAAGATTGTAAAGCATGGGCGATATTTAATAAACGTAGTCCATGGGAGGGCAAAAAATGACAGAATCAGATATTCAAAATGTTTTGGGAAGGCATTTGTTCCTACAAAACATATGTATCCCTAATGTCACAATGCACGTACCGGGACATCGGCCATATGAGGCGGATTTAATTTATTTTAATATTAAATCCGAATATATCACTGAGGTTGAAATTAAGGTTACTATGGTAGATTTCAGAAATGATTTCAAAAAGGAATACTATCACGACCATCCGAGTGTGAAGTACCTGTATTATGCAATGCCGGAAAGCATGTATAGCCGAAACAAAGAAGAAATAGATAGTATGTTGAATTTGGCCGGAATCATTACGATTAGGGAAGCCAATATGGATATAAAGAGAGGCCCGTTCTCAGTGCTCGTAAGATATGAGAAAAAGGCAAGGGTCAGAAAAAATGCTTGCCCCATGAGCCAAAATGACAAGGTTGATTTCATGCGGATTGGCTGCATGAAATGGGTTAATAGGAAACAGGAGGGGTAACATGCATTTAACAGAGGAAGGAAGAATACATTTTTTAAAACATCTATACCAAAAGGGAAAGTTTAATTTCTTGTTTAAAACAAGCACAAATGGACCGATTTGTATTTGTGAGAACGAGCCTAGGTTTGATAAAAATGATAATTGCCTTGAATATTACGGACTCTACAAAGTCCTTGATAGCTATCAAGAAGATTTAGCAAAAGAGATTTTGGGTGATAAATATTTTATGATTGATATTCGCAAAAAGCTGGGGATAGTCGACTGGGCAAATATTCCTGTTGATACACCTGTTCGTGTATGGAATAACGAATCAACGACAAAAGAAAGAAGGCATTTTGCAGGATATGAAAATGGGTATGTGTTAACGTGGGCTCATGGTGGGACTTCATGGAGTAGCCCAAAACATTGCGTAAGTGAATGGGATCATGCTGAGTTGGTGGAGCTATGAAAAGAGCAATATATATAGCGTTGGTTAAGCTACTAAAATTATTAGATAGCCGATACAACATATCTGATGAGATGATTCTTGCAGGTGCAGTGTCGGTATTGGATGAAACACAAAATATGCTTGAATATGAAGCTAAATTACAACTACAGTTCTTGGATGATTTGCAAAAAGAAATGGCAGAAGACCTTACTCCGATTAGAGGGTTTTTAACAGGGTTTCATAACAGATCTATTAATTGGTGTAAAAAGCAGCGTAATTCATTAGCTACACAAAGCAAATTATAGGGTTATGGGGGTGTTAGAATTGGAACAGGTGCAGGCGATAACTGATATTGATGCGGTTGTCAAATTAGCCACTGAAACGGCTATAGAAATTTATGAACAGCGGATTGAAAAAGATCACGCTAAAAAGCGAGAGCAGGCAAGGAAAAATACAAAAAAGTTATTAGCTGGGTACAATGAGCTCAAAGAACATTGTGAAAATGCAATAGCGGATATTGAAAGCAGTGTTCCGACTGATCTGCAGTTGCTTTTAACTGAGCTATTTAATCGTAGAGGAGTATTGCGTGTTGAGTCTATTCTTGCTAGTAAGCGACGTACAGAATTGATATTAGAGCATGTTGATAACATGCTTGATGTATATCGAAAACAATGTAATTATCGCAATCAACCGTACTTTAAATCGCTAGTGTATTTTTACATTGATAAGCTAGATGTCGATGCTGTAGCTGACAAATTGAATGTTGAAAAGCGGACAGTATATCGCTATTTAGAACAGGCGGAGAACGACATGGCATTATTAATATGGGGAATCCAAGCAGTTTAATTGCATACAATCGAAACTTGACAAATTGTCACAAAACTGTCATTTACATGTCATTATGGGTGTTTTATAATGATAGTGTCGATAAATTGTAAGTGGCTCCTAATGACGAAATCGACACGACTATATACACCTTCTTGCATACAGTTTTGTGAAGAGGACACCGAATCAGGTGTCCTTTTTTCATGCCTAAATTTACGTGGTAGAGTACCCAAGAGGTCAAAGGGAACTGCCTTGAAAGCAGATAGACGTGTAATGCGTGCGTGGGTTCGAATCCTACCTCTACCGCCATATATTAAATTATAGAAAGGGAATCATCATGAATATTGTTGAAATGCAACTATCAGAATTAAAGCCATATGATAATAATCCTAGGCATAATGATGTAGCGGTGCAACCGGTAGCCAATTCAATCAGAGAATTTGGGTTTAAAGTGCCTATTGTAGTTGATGCAGATAATGTGATTATTGCAGGTCATACCCGATATAGAGCAGCTCAACAGTTAGGATTGGATACAGTTCCGTGTATTGTGGCCGATGATTTATCTCCGCAACAGGTGAAAGCATTCAGGCTGGCCGATAATAAAGTATCTGAATTCGCTACGTGGGATCCTGATGCTATGATGGAGGAATTGCAAGGAATCCTTGAAATTGATATGTCGGAATTCGGGTTCTTGGATAATACAGAGGCCCTTGATGAGGTTGATGATACCTATACTACGGATATTAATATTCCTCAATATGAGCCGTCAGGTGATGTAGTGCCGCTCGAAAGCTGTATTGATGATTCAAAAACAGAAGCTTTGTTAATGGAAATTGAAGATAGCAATCTGAGTGATACGGAAAAGGATTTTCTCAGGAAAGCTGCACAACGACATAATCAATTTAATTACAAGCGAATTGCTGAATATTATGCAAATGCTAGTGCTGAAATGCAAGATCTTATGGAACGGTCAGCATTAGTTATTATTGATTATGATGATGCCATTAAAAATGGGTATGTGCAGTTATCTAGTAGCCTTGAAGAGATTTTAGGTGATGAAAATGATGGACAATAATTTTGCAGTGTTTATTTTGAGTCATGGTCGAGCTGGTAATGTTAAAACATATCAAACTTTAATCAATCAAGGGTATACAGGCAAGATATACATCATAATTGATGATGAGGATGATATGCGAAACTCTTACATTGATAAGTATGGTGAAGATATTGTGCGTGTGTTTAGCAAAAAAGATGCCGCAGCACTTGTAGACCCTGCTGATCTTGAACCGGAATTAAAAGGTGTTATCTATGCTCGAAATTATTGCCATACTATTGCCGAAGAAATGGGACTTATCCATTTTTTAGTGTTGGATGATGATTATAATCTTTTTGCTCATCGATATGAGTGCAATGGAAAACTATTGTCATGTACAACAAAACGACTGGACGACATTTTTATGGCTATGGTAAAGTTCTTAGATCAAACAGGTGCAATTACAGTAGCATTGGCACAAGGTGGCGACTATATTGGGGGTGTAGATAACGGGAACTTCAAAAAGAAGTTACTACGTAAAGCCATGAATAGTTTTTTCTGTCGAACTGATACACCTTTCAAGTTTTATGGTCGTATTAATGAAGATACAACTATGTATGTTCGATATGGTGAAACTGGGCATTTAATATTCACGACGATGGATTTTATGTTAAATCAAGGCCAGACACAAAAGAATAAAGGGGGCTTAACGGAAATATACCTCGATAGCGGTACTTATGTTAAGTCGTTCTATTCTGTTATGTATTCGCCCTCATGTGTTAAAGTTGCTGCAATGGGTGATAAGCATATGAGAATGCATCACCGTGTAAATTGGGATTGTTGCACACCTAAAATTCTCAATCAAAGATGGAAAAAATCGAAAGGGGGTTAAGAGATGGCAAGAACTGGTAGACCGAAAAAAGTCATTAAGCAGGAGCAGTTTGAAGCTATGTGTCAGATACAGGCGACACAGGACGAAATCCTGCTTGTGCTCGGTGTTTCTGATAAGACGCTTAATGCTTGGTGTAAGCGAACATATGGAAAGACTTTCTCCGACATTTTTGCAGAAAAGAGAAGTGCGGGAAAGATAAGTTTACGGCGTAAGCAATGGAAACTCGCTGATAGATCTGCAGCAATGGCAATATTTCTTGGCAAGCAGTTCTTGGGACAAAAGGACCAAACAGAAATGGAACTTAAAGCTCAGGTCAATAACCCTTTTGATGGTGTATCTACCGATGATATTAAGAAGTTGATAGGCCATGACTAAACAAGATAAAATCATAGTCCAAGCAAAAAGAGAACTCGCACGACGTGAGTTCTTTTATTATTGCCATCTGCTAGAAGGCGATTTTTATAGGACTGACCGCCAATATTTAGTAGAGCTATGTAATGCCTTGCAAGAGTTCTACGAAAGCGATATTTACAATGTGCTTATCGTAAATCTTCCTCCTCGTCATGGTAAAAGCCGCACCGCTCAGAATTTGGTTAAATGGGCATTTGGTAAAAATCATAAAGAAAAGATTATGACTGGCTCATATAATGCCACGTTGTCAAAGTCGTTTGCAAAGGGTGTGCGTGATTCTATTAAGGAAATCAAGGCAGATGATGATATCACCGTATTTTCAGATGTTTTTTGTGGTGTAGAAATTAAAGAGGGTGACGGTGCTGCGCATATGTGGTCGTTAAAAGATGGCTATAATAGCTATTTAGCGACCTCGCCCGATGGTTCATCTACTGGCTTTGGTGCTTCGCTTTTAATTATTGACGACATCATTAAAAATGCTGAGGAAGCACATAATGAAAATGTTAAAGAAGCTCACTGGAGCTGGTTCACCAACACAATGCTTTCCCGTTTAGAGGAAGGCGGAAAAATAATTATCATTATGACTCGTTGGGCCAGTGATGATTTAGCTGGTCGAGCCATTGAACATTTTGCTGATGATCCCAAATTCAAGCCTAAAGTTATCATGATGAAAGCCGTGCAGGATGATGGCACTATGTTATGTGATGATGTGTTATCAAAAGACAGCTACCTTTCTAAAGTCAGAGCGATGGGTGAAGATATTGCATCAGCTAACTATCAGCAAGAGCCTATTGATGTTAAAGGCCGTCTATATACATACTTTAGTACTTACAAGGATATCCCAAGAGATGATAAGGGATATCCTTTATTTTCTGCAGTCAAGGCATATGTTGATTCTGCTGATACTGGCGAAGATTGGCTATGTGCTATTGTGTACGGCGTTTATAACGATAATGCTTATATATTGGACATTCTATTTACTGATGCGCCTATGGAGGTTACCGAAAGGAAAACCGCAGAATTATTGCATCGTAATGGGGTGAATGTCAGTGATATTGAATCTAATAACGGTGGCCGTGGATTCGCTCGTAATGTTAAGCGAATTCTTAAAGATGAATATCCCGGCAATCGTACTAAGATTGTCACGTTCCATCAAAGCAAAAATAAAGAGGCTAGAATATTATCTAACTCTACACAAGTTATGGATCACGTATTATATCCGGAAAACTTTAAAGAACTATGGCCGGAATACTATTCGGCTATGTACAAATATCAGCGTAAAGGCAAAAATGCTCATGATGATGCACCGGATGCAACAACTGGTGTTGTTGAGCGGTTAAATGCTCCAGTTATTAAGTCCATTAATTCCAATATTTATTAGGAGGTTAATTTATTCATGTATATTAGCAGCGAACAGAAATATGCATATAAGCTGTTGCACGATGCATATTATGGTTCTGGGCTATTTTCATTAGGGAGAGGATTAAAGCAGCACCCTAGAGAAAGCCTAGATAATTATAATTTCCGAAAGATGCTATCAAGTTATTCTAATCATATTGCACCGATTGTTAATGCTAACGTTGACCCCATTTTCAATGATGAGATTAGACGTGAGTACAATTCTACAGCAAAATTTGATGTATTTTTAAAGAATGCTGATAGATTAGGAACATCATTACAAGAATATATCCAACAGCAGGCTTTAATTGCAAAGCTATATGGCGTGGTTTATGTTATTGTCAACAACGTGGCTGAATTTGGTGCAAGCGTCGCCGACAATGTGAAGGATAGACGACTTCCTTACTTGCTATCTGTTGAGCCTGCTGATGTAACAGGGTGGAAATTAGATAATGAAGGGCGCATCATTCGTTTTGAATATAAAGAGTCAATCATTGATGATAATGGTGGCACAAAGATTATTTATCACGAGTGGACTGATACCGACTGGAAAATTCGAGACAAAGGGAAAGGCGTTATTGCAGAGGGCGAGCATAATCTCGGTCGTGTGCCGGTTGTTCAATGGTTCGGTCGTAGTACTAAAAAAACTACAGTATTACCTCATCCAGAGTTTTACTCATTGGCACAAAAGAACTATCGCCTATATCATTTAGATAGCCTATTAACGCAAATACTTAATTCTCAGACATTCTCTACTTTAACAATGCCATCAGATGAAAGCGTTGAGGATCTAACACTTGGGGTCAATAATGTATTGTTGTATCCATCTGAGTCTAGCCATCCACCAGCATATATTGCTCCGGATAAGGGACCAGCTGAGATTATCATGAAAGAAAAAGACTCTGAAATTAAAGAGATGTACCGCATCGGTGGCGTTGATTCTGTAGTAGGGGTTCAGCAAGAAAAGTCCGGCGTAGCAAAGCAATGGGCGTTTAAACGAACCAACCAACGGTTGGCAAATTTTGCCGTACAATGCGAGAATGCGGAAAAAGCAATCATTGAACTATATGAATTGTGGACAAGTGAGAATTTGTCATATAAATGTGAATATCCAAGAGATTTTGATATTAATGATGTAGCCGATGTATTATCGCAGGGGCAACAGGCATTAGATCTTGGCTTTAAATCTAAAACATATTATACCGAAGTTGTTAAAAGAGTTCTCGATGGATATATGCCAAATATCGATGACAAGGTTTATGACGACATCATCAAAGAAATTGAGGATTCAACACAACAAGATATCCTTGATGTTACATATTCAAATAGTAGTGAGGGCGATGATGTAGATGAATAAGACTACAGAACAAACCATTCAGGATACTATAGATAAGTTTGAAAATGAAATTCGACGACTATTAGAAGCTAGTTATGCCCCACAAACTGCAGTACGAAAAGCGTATAATAAATACCCCGTTATGGATGCTATGCGGGGTGTTTTAATATCTGAATTAATTCGTGAATGTGTCAAAGGATATGGGGTCGATATTGGTGTAACCGGTAATGCAATTAAAAGTGCTATTATAAAAGGCATGCCATATAGTCTAAAAACGATTTCTAAGGCCATGCAAGATGCGTGGGCCCCTGATGGATTAAACTTATCTGAGCGACTACATAATGCGTCTAGTCGTGTCAAAAACGATGTTTCAGAAGCAATATCCGATGCAATGAAGAAAGGACAGGATACATTAGCTACAGCAAAGGCTATATTCGATGGCTATGGTGGTAATTCTGTAATTTCAAAAGCTGAGTTGCCTGATTTTTTGGAGAAGCTTCGCAAGTTGCCCATTCCGTTGCCTAATGATGAAGCTGGGAAAGATATGCTTAAATATCAGCTTCGTAAAGTTCGCAGATTAGTTGAGCAAGAAACGACTCCGGGACTTAGAGCTGCATATAGTGAGTTGATTGATGCTGTTGAAAAGAGCAATACAGCCGCTTTAAATCATGCCATATATGTTGCGACTCAGGAAAAGGCTCGTTATCATGCTGAGCGTATCGCTAGGACTGAAAGGGCTCGTGCATATGCAGAGGGCGAAATTGCAAGGCATATGGATGATCCCGATGTAGTTGCATTTCAATGGAAATTGAGCACCCGACATCCTGTGGTTGATATATGTGACGTTTATGCTAATGCTGACTTATATGGACTTGGGAAAGGTATTTACCCTAAGGATAAATTTCCTCATTTACCTGCACATCCACATTGCATATGTCGTATTAAGCCAATTATAGAAGGTATGATTGATACTGCATCAGCCAAGCCAAATATAGAAGCTGGAGGGCTAGCATACTTGAAGTCGTTACCAAAGCGTGAGCAAGAGCGCATTTTAGGTGTAAATGGTCGCAATTTAGTAATGAATGGGCATGCATCATGGACTGAGGAAGCTAGGGGCTGGGATGGTGCCGTATTTAAAAGCAGACTGCCTGTTATTGAGTCGTTGAAAGATTATATTAAGAATGGAAAAATTAATATTGAGGATTTTTCAAAGCGTCGGGAGTTTGAAACAATAGATGATGTTAGACATCGTGTTATTGATTATATTAACTCACCATACTTTAATAGCAGCTATGTGATGCGGCAAAGCATGCATATAAAAGGTGGTAAGCTTTACGATAAAACACAAAATAAAAGCTATTATAACCACGAAATCCCTCATGCTGATGTTATAAAGGCCATACAGGAAGGCGTTTATAGTGGTATTAGGTTTACTCGAAAGGGCGATTGGAATCATAAAATAATGGTTGATATATCCCCTCATATTGGGTATGATGTAAATGCAAGGAGCGGAACAAAGCAGAAAACTAGCCTTGCAACTGTACATGTATCAGGAAAGGGTATTCATATAGTGCCGAAGGGAAGTGAACGGAAATGACAGAAGAACAACTTTATAAACGCTATAATGAGATTCGTTCAGAAGATGTAGAAGTCAGATTCGTTGGCGGTGACACCATGACTGGTAAATTAGATTCGTTTACATCAGGGGTGAATAATGAGCCTGATGAAGCATCAATATATGTTGACGAATATGAATTGTATGCCAGTGAAATCGCAGAAATACGAGAAATTTAAAACTTAATTTAACCAATCAAGCACTTGCTTATGCAGGTGCTTTTTTATTTGCCTTTTTAGTATCGCAGGCGAAAAAGAACGAGACCGCAGTCGTGTGGTGTGGCACACGAAAATAAAGCGAAGTGGGAAAGGTATATTTTACAGGAGGTCATACAGATGACAAAAGAGGAATTAATCAAGTTAGGATTAACAGAAGAGCAGGCAGAGGCGGTGACTAAGGATTATGGGGAGAATTATGTATCCAAAAGTCAATTTAACGCTAAAAATGATGAGGCAAAAACGGCTAAGGCGGCAAAAGAAGCCTCCGAACGTTTGCTTGCTGAGGCGCAAGGCAAGTTAGAAAAAATTAACTCCACAGGGATTAAGGATGATGCCGGCATCGTTGCCATGCAGGAACGGATTAAAACCTTAGAAGATTCCGTAGAAGCCGAACGTAAAGCCCGTGAAGATGCTGATGCACAACGTATCCAATCTGAAATAGCTGCAGCAGTTGTAGATTCTTTAACAAAGCGAAATGCTATGGATCCAAAAGAATTTTCCAAATTGATTGTTAGCAAAATTAAGGCCAATGAAGATGGCACTTATGGATATGTTAAATCTGACGGGACCAGCGGAACTGTTGATGATTGCGTTGATGAATGGCTTAAAGGGAAAGACTATGCGATTAAAGATAGTCAAAAACGTGGAAGCGGTTCAGGAAACGGTGGCGCCGGTAATGGTGGGGAAGGCAACAAACCTGCTGGATTAAAAGGGGCTGTAGCGGCAGCTATTGAAGCCCAACAATGTGAATAATTTATTTAATGGAGGTATTTAACTAATGGCAATTACATTAGCTGAAGCAAAACTTAACGTACAAGACGATTTGCAAATGGGGATTATTGATGAGTTCCGCAAATCGTCCTTTTTATTTGATAACTTAACTTTCGATGATTGTGTATCTCCTACCGGTGGTGGTGGCACGTTAACATATGGCTACACTCGCTTACTCACTCAACCTACAGCAGATTTCCGTGATATTAATTCGGAATATACTCCACAATCTGTTACTCGTAAACGTTATACCGTTGATTTGAAAGTATTCGGCGGCGCCTTTGATATCGACCGTGTAATCGCTAAGATGGGCGGTATTGTTGATGAAACCACCTTGCAAATTGAGCAAAAGGTAAAAGCTGCAGCTGCATTATTCAATGATACGGTTATCAATGGTGATTCAGGCGTTAATTCTAAAGCCTTTGATGGCTTGGACAAAGCCCTCTTAGGTTCCTCTACTGAATACACACCAACAGCAGCAATCGATTTATCTGATAGCGCTGCTATTGATACAAATTACAAAGCATTCCTTGATCAACTTGATGAGTTCCTTTTGGCCTTGGATGGCACACCATCTGCAATTATGGGTAACACCAAATTGATTGCTAAAATTCGTGCAGTTGCTCGTCGGTCTGCGATGTACTCTACTAAACTAAACGAATTCGGACAACAAGTTGAATACTATGGCGTAACTCCATTGGTTGATCTTGGTGCAAAAGCTGGTTCCAATGATCCTGTAATTGGCATTAACGGTCAGGGCGAAACATCATTGTATGTTGCTCGTCTTGGCATCGATGGCTTCCACGGTGTTTCTTTGGCTGGCGATAATGTGGTTAATTTGTGGTTGCCTGACTTCACCAACGCTGGTGCAGTTAAAAAAGGCGAGGTCGAAATGGTTGCTGCTGTTGCATTAAAAGCATCTAAGGCAGCAGGCGTATTCCGTAAAATTAAGGTTAAATAAGGAGGTCAATTATGCCGATTATTAAATCTCCAGTACCTGATTATACAGGTCAAACAGGTTCAGTTGTATTTGTGAATGGCGAAGGCTTCACCGAAGATGCCAATCACATTGAATGGTTTAAAGAGCACGGCTATGAAGTTGTGGAAGATAAACCTGTAAAGGAACCTAAAAATACAACCCAAAAGGCTGATAAAGAGCCTAAGGATGAAAATCCTCCGGACAAAGATCCTGAGGATAAAGAGCCTAAGGATGAGGGCCCTGAGGATAAAACCTCCGGCAAGGGTTCCGGTAAAAAATAATTGCTATGAATAGCCGGGCTATATTTGAAAAGCGTATTCGTCAGGCTGTAAAAGCAAGCACTATAGATGTGAGAGAAACTGCGCAAGAACAACATAGATTTACCTCTCAAACAGGTAATCTTGAAAAGGCGATTGATTATCAAATTTCTAATAGTGGCATGCAAGGGGTCGTATTTCTTGACATTGATGTTGCGAAATATGGCCCTTTTGTGCATGAGGGAACGCCAGCTCATGTGATTAATCCACGATTCAAAAAGGTATTAAGATTTGTCCCTCGTGGTGGGAATGGCTTCGTGTTTGCTCGGAGGGTATTTCATCCGGGAACGGCACCTGATCCATTCTTATATGATGCGTTGGAAAATAATATACCAAACATTATTAATATATTTTCACAATATACAGGCCATGCCTTGGATGATGTGGCTCGTGGGTTAGTTAAAGACGAATATTCAATAACATTTAATATATAAGGGGTTTTAAGTATGCTATACAAATTTGAAGATATGGCGGAGCTATTTAATGATGAGTTACTGGGTGATGAAGTAACGGCCAGTACTGTTGGAAAGGCCGAACAGTGGTTATATGCATTTGGTAATCGATTAGGTGTAAAGCCGGATAAGATTATTCGTAGTTTTACCACTGACGAATTAGTGCTCGCTTATATCTATCGTGAAGTATGCGTAAATAAAGCATTTGCATTGCCGGGTTCTTACAGTAATAACGGCTCAACAGACGACTTTTATTCTAAAAAATTAGAATATTATGAATCTCGTATCAAGCAATTAGAATCTCGTATCACGCCTGAACAGTTAACCGGCAACCCTACTGAATATAAGGGATATCGTTCCGTTGAAATATTTAGGGGGTGACATATGCAATGGTATGAATTAATGCAGCGCATACAAGATGTATTTAATGGCACTAATTTAGGTATTGATACCCGGCTAGGGCTTACAATACCACAGAATGCTGGAGTAACAGCCAATGGTGTTGTTATGATTGGTCGGGGGCAAGAGCAAAAAGATGATGATGTGCATTTAAAAGTTACGTTGTATCTCGAAGCTTGGACTAAAACCGGCACAAAAGAATTCGATAAAGGTTATCCACAATTAGTTGATCTCGAGAATAAGGTTGACGCTATATTATTGGCGTTCCGTAAAGCATGTGGAGAGCTTAATGAAGATGTATGCGTATTAGATTGTGGATTTCAAATCGTTGATCTCCATGTCGTAAATAAAGTAGGCGACCATGATAGTATACGCCCATTATTGGGCACTCAGTACACTATTGAGGCTCGCCTTTTTGATTTGAATGAAAGAGAGGATATATATTAATGCCAGAACCAGCAAAAAATTTAACTGCGTTAAAGCAAAGCAAGAAATCTCTTGTCGCTATGGGTAAAAATATATTGATCTACATCAATGTTGGTACCGATGAAACTACCGGTGCAAAATGGGAATTGTTGGGCGGTCAAAGAACAGGCGACTTGAATTTAAAGGCGGACTCTATTGACGCTTCTCATAAAGGTACAGGCGGTTGGAAAACTACATTACCGGGCATGAAAGAATGGTCCACCGAAGTTGAATCAATTTTGATGCTTAATGATGAAACTTTAAAAGTCGTATATCAGGCGTTCTTGAATGATGAACGTATTCATATCAAATATGAATATCCTGATAAATCATATGTTACAGGCTGGGCATCTATCACAGATAACTCTACGACTGGCGCACACGATGATGTGGCTACTCGTAAAATCACACTTAACGGCGATGGTCCATTGTCTGAATTAAAAACCGTTTAATTTATAATCTCAGGAGGCTTTTATAATGAAACGAATCCCATGTGAATACTTTGGCGAAGGTGAAAAAATCTATTTTAATATTGGGCGTATTTTACAGCTAGAAGCTGTATTGAAAAAGCCTATAGGTCGTATTCTTGCAGAAGGCTTAGGCATGACGGAAGTATTGGTTGCCTTTGAGATTGGGCTTGCGCACTACAAACGACGTTCCTCGGTATTCTATCAAGAAAAAATTCAGGAAATGATGAACAATACGGACTTCAATTTCAATGAATTGATGATTACTGTACAAAAAGCACTCATCGCCAGTGGCGTTATGGGTAAAAAGATTTATTATCAGGAGTTCCCTGAGGAAGCCACCGAGGAAGATAATGCAAACATTGAAGCTGAGGAGGCTTTAAACGAAAAAAACTAATAGAGGGGGCTGATGCCCCCTCTTTTTTTGAGTGGTATCGATTCAATGAAAAGAATGCATATGGAGTACTGCAATTAAAACCTTGGGAATATAAGCGATTATCGGTTATGGAGTTTTATAAGTTGTTAGAGGGCTATGAGGCTAGAGCAAGGCGAGAGCATAGTATTCAGGCATTCTTTTTTTCATTATTAGCTAATATGCAAATTGCTAAAGGCAAAAAAATTACCGTAGAGGATCTTATGAAACATATTTATCCACCTACGGAGCTTGACAGAATGAAAGAGGAAATAGAATTCAAACGTGAATGGATTGAATCGGGAGGGGGTGAAATCGAATAATGGCAGATAAACAAATTAATGTCAAAATTAATGGCACTTCCGCTGGGGCGGTGCAGGCTATTGATAGAGTTGGGCAAAAAGCTGATGAGGTACTTGGCAAAAAGCTGTCTTCACTGGGTGAAAAAATGTCAAGGGGGCTGTCCATTGCTGGTGCTGCAGTTGGCATTACAGCTGTTGCAGCTGCAACAAAAGAAGCTGTAAGGGCTGGTACTGAATTAAGTGATAAATATGCGTTGATTAAATCTCGCATTAACTTAATTAATGATGGAACGCAGTCCACCGCTGAAATTATGGACAAAGTATATGCGTCCGCCGAACGTACTCGTGGATCATATCTCGATATGGCTGGGGCTGTTGGTAAGTTGGGAATCTTGGCAAAAGATGCATTTTCTTCAAATGATGAAACAATAGCTTTCGTTGAACAGATGAATAAGCAATTTAAAATTGGCGGTGCATCGATTGAAGAACAAACCTCTGCGATGTATCAACTTACACAAGCAATGGCAGCTGGTAAGTTACAAGGGGACGAATTTAGGTCCATTATGGAAAATGCTCCATTATTAGCACAAGCTATTTCACAAGAAATGGGCTTGCCTATGGGCCAGCTAAAAGAAATGTCCTCACAAGGCTTAATTACAGCAGATGTTATTAAAAATGCAATGTTCAATAGTGCCGATGAAACAAACGCTAAATTTGCTGAGCTTCCTATGACTTTTGCAGAAGTTGGAAATTCAATTCAAAACCAAGCAATACAGGCATTTCAACCAGTATTGGAAAGTTTGACACAGATGACGGCTGGTAGTGAATTTAAAGAAGCATTAAACGGGATTGGTGTGGTATTTCAAGGATTGGCAGCTGTTGCCCGTGTTGCTATTAGTGGCATATCAGGAGCATTTAGTGCCGGAGTTATTGCTGCAAGGCTATTAGGGCAAACAGTACAGTCTATTGGATCTGTATTGACAGCCATTGGACCGCCAGCTATAGCTACATTTGCTGGGATTACAACATATATGATTGCTTCTCGCATTGCTGCGGCTGCATTTACTAGCACAATAACCGTACAAAGTGTTGCGGTCTCCACTATAAATGCAGTTACAAAAGCTTGGGCGGCTACAACAGGTGCGGTGAGAGCTGTATTTTTGGGAATAAGGACAGCTATTGCAACAACCACAGCAGTTATGGGGGCATATAGAGCTGGTATATTGATTCTTAATGCTGCACAAGCTGCAAATGCTGTTAGGACGTTAGCGGCGTCAGGGGCAATGGCCGTATTTAATGCTATATTAGCAGCCAATCCGATTGGGTTGGTTGTTGCTGTTCTGGCTGTATTAGTTGCTGCACTTGCTTCCAGTGAAATTGCCACTAATGGCTTTGGTGCTACTATGAAAAGCATATGGATGGGAATCGTCCATACAGTTACATGGGCTATTAACGGCATTCTCAGCATGATTAATGCGCTCATACGTGGCATTAACGCTGTCTCAGGCAAAATAGCGTCTGTATTCAATACGTCAGCAAGTAAAATTGATGAATTGAATTTAATTGATGCACAGGCGGCTGAAGATTTTGGCAATAATACTGCAGATATGTTCGGTAATATTGGTGACGCTTTAAATCCTTCCTCCGGGGGCGAAGTTGGGCTCGGTGGAGCTGGTGCCGGAGGTGATTATGGAACTGGTTCCGGAGGCAAAGGCGGGTCAGGTGGTAGTAGCCAAAAAGATGCCAAGGATGAGGCGGAACGATTGCATCGTCAAATCCTTGAATCGTGGACAGAGATGTTCGGGACTCGAGCTCAATTAGCGGAGCAATGGCGGGATAAGGAACTTGAAGAGTTAGAGAAATCTAAAGCAAACAATGTCCACTATGAAGAGGATAAGCAAAAAATCATGGAAATGTATGCCCGCAAACGTGAGGATGCGATGCATGAAGAGGCCAAGCACTTGCGTGAATTACAAAACTCTATCCGTGATATGAATGTTGCGTTTAAGTTCAATACTGCTGAACGTGATTCAACTGGGGCACAATCGCCACTAACTAAGTTAGCTAAAGAGCAAGATGATGCGGTTAATTCGATTAAAGACAAATATCAGGAATTATCTGATAAATTTGCTGAAATGACGGAACGTGATAGAGCTGCATACATTAAGATGTTGCAAGATACTAACACGCCATATGAATTAGTTGGCAATCGTCTTACATTTAAAGAGCGTGAAAATGCTGAATTAATGGCGATGAATGAAAACTTTGAAAATCAAAGACTTGATTTAATTCGTACAAGCGCCGAAGAAGAGTGGGCAATTAAAGAAGCAATGCGCACACAAAATTTTGAAGCACTACAGCAGGCTTTGACTGATGAATACGTAGCGACCCAGCAAAATTATGAGTTGCGAAAACAGCTTCTTGAAGAGTACCAGCAAGCGGTTATGGACAGCCATTTTAATAGTCAGCAGATGTTCTTTGATATGGCGAATGCAGGTATTGATAGTATGCAAGAGGGCATATCCAAATTGATACAGGGCACGCAAAGTTTAGAGAAAGCGTTTCAAAATATTGGAAATGCTATTTTAAAAACAATCGCGGATACTGTAGCTAAATGGATTGCGGCTCAACTTCAACAGATGATCTTCGGTAAGATGATGGCTAGCCAAACGGCTGCAGCAAATAATGCTGCATTACAGGCTCAGTTACCGTTAGCAACTCAACTAGCTCAACAAATGGCAATGGCTACATGGGGCGCTAGTGCTACAGCCGGCATGGCTGCATGGAGTGCTGCATCGGCTACAGGTGCTGCGATGAGTTCTGTTGCATCACTAGCTGGACGACTTGGCAATATTGGTGGAGGCTTTGACATTGGAAGCGGTCCACAAAAGCTCGTACCAAATTTGAAGTTGGCAAGTGGTGGCCTAGCATATGGACGTACCTTTGCAGAAATTGGTGAAGGTAACTATCCGGAAGCAGTCGTTCCATTATCTGAACAGGTATTCGGACAAATTGGTGAAGGTATTTCAAAGGCTGGAGGCGGTGGCGATGTGCATGTGCATGTCAATGCTATGGATGCTCAGTCGTTTATGGGATGGCTTGAATCGTCAGGCGGTCAAACCATACGTCAATTTTTAGTAGATAATAATCGTGAATTTACATCAACAGCGGGGACGTGGTAATTATGGCAGAGTTAAAAAAATTCCCTAACATCAATACGTTTGCATGGGATTCAAGCAAAATGCAGCATTGGGATGTAAAAACTAAGCGGAGTGGGTCCGGTAGATTACGTACAATGACTACTCAGCAACTGCCACAATATACTATTTCCGCATCGTTTGCCGTATTGAACCAAGAGCAGTACGAAACGATGATGGGCTTTTATGCCACCGTAAAAGGTGGCTTAACCCCGTTTTTATGGCTTGACCCTGAGGACCATACGCAAAAAGGCATTCGACTTGGGACCGGGGCCGAGAATGAATGGCAAGCTGTTCGTAAATTCGGTGATTATATTGAACCTGTTGCATATGTTGAAAACGTTAAGCTATATGCTGACGGTCAAGAGGTTAGATGCACCACTGATAAAGGTGTTATACGTCTAGCAAGTGGGCAGACTGTATCTCCTACCGCAATTATTACGGCTGACTATACATATTATTGGAAGGTCGTATTTAGTGGCGACTTTACAGCCGACTTGAAATATAGAAACGTTTATAAATCTAAACCGTTCAAATTAGTTACAGCATGGTGAGGTGATAAAGTATGAAGCACGTTGATGAAATTCTTAATAGTCATCTCAATACGAATAAATCATTTGTTAGCTGTGATCTATATGAGCTGCAATTAGTGAGTGGAATCTCGTATTACTGGGCCGATACTGATGCAAATGTATCATATGGCGGTAAGTTATATCGAGGTGATGGGCCAATTATTACTCGGAACCAAATAAAAACACGCTCCGAAGTGGCCGTCGATAAATTAACTGTCAATATCTCTTGCAACAAGGATGACAAAATTGGCGGTGTTCCGATTATGGCTGTGGCTCATAATGGTGGATTCGATGGGGCCACTCTATCGCTAAAGAGAGCTTTTTTCGATGAGAAAAATCATATTATTGGGGTTGTTTCTTTGTTTACTGGAGAAGTTAATGTCAAACAGGGTGGAGGCCTTACATTACAGCTTGATGTCAAATCAGTTGTGCAAAGGCTCAATACTGAGTTTCCGGGTAAGCGATATTATCCTCAATGTCCCTATAGCATTTATAGTTCTGAGTGTGGCGTAGATATTAAACAGTATCGAAAACGCATAAAAGTTGTATCAGTTCCGGCTACAAATACAATTACGATTGACTCTTCATTTAGTAATGGCTATTACAATGCTGGTGGTATTGAGTGGATAAATGGCCCTCTTGCAGGGCAATCTACACAAATTATGGATAGTCAGAACGGACGTATTCGATATATGACTCCTGCTGATGCGCAACCACAAGTCGGCAATGAGGCCTATATATATCCGGGGTGTGCAAAAACACCTGAGGAATGTCGTTCAAAATTTAATAATTTTAATAGGAACAGGGCGACTCCATATGTTCCTTTAAAGGAGAGTATTCGATGAATATTATCAGACTACAGCGAGCAGATAGCGACAAGCCAAATGCAAATGAAAGTACAGGCCAAAAAATCGCAAATGCTGCAATCAAGTGGCTTGGTACTCCTTATCAAAATAATGCAATGGTAAGAGGTGTAGGCGTTGATTGTGCGTATTTGTTAGTGGCGGCAGTTGTTGAATCAGGTCTTATGCCAAAGGATAAATTGAATATTGAGGATTACTCGAATGAGTGGCATTTGCACCATTCAGAAGAGAAATATCTCAAATATGTGGAACAGGTAGCCGATAAGGTAGATCTTGAAAATGACATACTTGAAATAGGCGATTTTTTGTTGTATCAATTTGGTCGTTGTATTAGTCATGGCGCAATATATATTGGCAATGGGTTAGTCATTCACGCCTTTGTTGATTACGGCGTAATATTCTCAAAGCTGGAAGATGTAATATTCAATGATAGTCGAGGGCGAAGCCGATTACGTGCCGTTTATCGATTCCGAGAGGAGGTGACACCATAATATGGGTTTTTGGCGCAGTCATAACTCAACTACAACAGCTGAGCGCATTAATGAATTTCAAATTAATAGTGCTTCGTATGGTGAAGTAGTTCCTGAAGTATTGGGGACTACTCGGCAATCCGGGAATGTAATTTATTATGATGATTTCACCGCCCACGAACATAAGTCTACTCAACGAACTGGCAAAGGTGGGGGCTCGAAACACACTAATATTACATATACCTATTCGGTAGCATGTGCTATTGGTTTGTGTGAGGGGCCTATATCCGGTATTGGGAAAGTGTGGATAGATAAAGAAATATTCACATACCCACAAAGTGAAATTCAGCTTACTTTATTTGATGGTAGGCTAGGGCAGCAACCTTGGCCGTATGTAGTCAGCAAGCACCCTGAAAAGGCATTGCCATATAGTGGACTTGCATATATGGCTGGTGTTGTAGATCTTGGAGAACGTGGGAGTTTGCCAAACTATAATTTCGAGGTCAAAGGGAAATTATTAGACACCGGTGATGGCATTGATGTAAATCCCGCAGATTACATTGTACATATCTTAAAAGGGGTAGGCATTGATGCGTCTCAAATTGAGGGGTTAGATAATTACAGACGGTATTGCAGGGCGGCTGATATATTGATTTCTACACCTCCAAATGAAGGTGCAAAGAAAGCACAGGCCATAATTAATGAAATCGCAGAAATTACAAATGCGATTTTATTTTGGTCTAATGACCGCTTAAAAATAGTACCTCTTGCAGATGAGTCAATCCGTGACTGGGATCCGCATTTACAGGTTCAGTATGATTTAACTGCAGATGATTTAATCCCGGGAAGCGATGGGCAATTAGTAATTTATAAGCGAAAAGACACATCCGAATGTTACAATCAGGCAACTGTTGAATTTTTAAATCGTGCTAACAACTATGAGAAAGAAACAGTATCATTCGAGGTTGTGGCTGATGTACAAAAAAATGGAATGCGTCCAGCATCCACTAAGCAAGCTCATTATTTGTATACGAAGGCAAGAGCTCAGTATTATGCCGAGCAATTAGCAATGAAGCGATTATATAGTCGCAATCAGTATACATTCCATTTATCATGGGAGTTTTGCAGATTGGAGCCCGGTGATATTGTGACCTTAACAGATGACATCTGTCAGTTAAATAAGCAAATTGTCATTATAACTGCAGTATCAGAGGCGGCAGATGGACAACTTGAAATTACTGCAGAGGGAAAACCACCCGGCACATATGCTCCAGCTAAATATAACGTTCATGAGAATGAACGACCTTTCATTGATTATAATATTCCGGCTCCGTCTGTTAATGACGTAGCGATATTTCAGACAGTTGGAGATGTTGGAGGAAATCAAGTATTCGTAGGCGTTAATGCTCCGGATAATTGGGGCGGTTGTTCTGTTTGGCTGTCCGATGATAATCAACGTTATCGTCAAATTGGAGAAATAACCCAGCAGGCTCGCATGGGGCGTATGAAATATGGATTCAGCTCAACTAATGATTTTTGCAATATAGTTCTTAATCGAGGAGTATTGCAAAATGGTACTCATATAGATGCGGAGCGTGGCAATACGCTATGCTGGGTAGGCGGTGAGGCTTTGAGTTATGAAACAGTGGAAATGCATACGGATAATTGGTATACGCTGAAAGGCCTTGTGCGTGGACAATATGGCACAAAGGCGATTTCACATAATGCTAATGAACGATTTATTCGTGTGGATGAAGCTATATTCAGAGCACCTTATCGTCCTGAAGATGTTGGGAAAAAGATATATCTTAAATTTTCATCTCGCAATATGTTTGGCACTAATGAGCAAGGCCTCGATGAAGTACAGGCATATGAATACACGATTACTCCTTACTATATCCCTGAGGTCAATGAATTAGCTTTATATACAAAGTATTACAAAATTGGGGATGGGGTGCTGTCATATGATGTAGTTGCTACATTTACTGCTCCAGATTTAAACACGTTTGATACTGCTGAAGCATGGTATCGTGAAGGAGCTGGCGAATGGAAATATGGCGGTAATGGTAATGGACAAATCGTTATTAGTGGGTGTGAGTTAGGGCATACATATGAGGTCAAAGTTAAGGTCAAGGATTCTCATGGCAACTATTCACAGGGAATTACTAAAAGTATTCTTGTACAAATGAAAAGTGATGTACCAAATACCCCACAAGGCTTTTCCGTAACGTTTGGATCTGTAGCACAATTTAATTGGTTAGAGGTCCGCAATGCAGATATTGATTATTATGAATTGCGCACAAATCTTAATCCGGGACAATCCGATGGATTAATTGGACGTAGTAATAATACGACGTATGCTGGGATGCTAACCGAACGACAAGGAAAAGTATATTTGTATGCTCACAATCCATCTAAAGGATATGGAGCGCCAGCAAATGTGGAATATAACGTTCCTGTTCCTAAAGCACCTACAACATTTATTGCTAGAGCTGGATTCGGTAGTGTAGGGGTTCTTACAAATGCAATTCCAGCTAATTGTAAAGGGATGAATGTGTATATTAATGAAACCGTGTATTTTTCGGCTACAAATGCAGTTACATTCCCATTGAATGTAGGCATATACCGAGTACGGGTTGCCTTTGTTGATATTTTTGGTGAGGGAGCTAAAACGGCAGAGCAGCCAGTAGCGATTTTGGAAAAGATTCCGAAAGAATTGCTTGATACTGAAAGCCTTGGGCTGGATAAAATGGATAAAGCTATTGAATCCATGAAAAATGATGTATCAGCAGTTAAGAAGGTATCTGATGGCTTTGAATCCAGACTCACGGATTTAGCCAATGGAACTACTAAATCAATAAGCGATATGAATAAGCATATTGAAAGTCGATTTACACAGCTGTCTGATGGATTTGATGCACGTATTACGGAAGCATTGGGCGAAATCGATGGTGATAAATTAATCGCACGCATCAATTTGAGTAAATCAGGCACACGTATTGATGGGAAACTATTCCATGTAACAAGTAAAACTGTATTTGATGCCAATGTAATTGCTAAAGGTATGATCCAAGCCAATGCAGTTACTGCGGAGAATATCGATACCCCATCACTGTCTGCTATTTGTGCAACCATAGGAACATTAAGAACTCGAACAACTGGAGCTCGTGTAGAAATTCAGGACAATTTAATCTCGGCTTATGATGAAGAAAATAATGTTAGAGTCAAGCTCGGGTGCTGGTAAAGGAGTATAAATAATGACACCTCATATCCTAATATATGATAAAAATGGCAATATCATATTAAATCTAAAAGAACGTTTGACACGCATTGAAGGGCGTCAATATGTAAGTGCGGTGCCTAACGTTAAGAATACGATACGTGTTGAGGGACTGCAGTCCGGGCAAAAGGTGTGGGCTGCAGCTATGGGGCAGTACCTAGTGGCAGAAGTTAAAGATGATGTTATTACATGGTACTTTTCTGTAACTCGTGAAACAAATTTATCTAATGGGCGGATTAACGGCTTTCAATATGAGGGGTGGGTTGTTTATGGAGTTTATTAACGTTAAAAACGAAGCTGGCACAACTATTATTAATGATAGTTATGATAATTTAGTTTATCTCAGCTTACCGAAACAAAAAGAGGCTGTATTGTGGACTGGAAGCAATAGAGCAGTGTCGGCTGATGTATTAATTCCTACGCAACTTAAAACGTATACTCCATTAATGGTGCCAACTATGCTATATCAATACGGAAATGGTGGTTCAAACGCTATTCGTATAACGTATATTACTCAGCCAAATTATCATGGTGAGGCTCCACTTATTGCAATATCTGTTCCACAGGGATATGAATTCAAAGCACAATGGATATGTCGCAAAAGAGAGAGATTCATAGCCCTTATTGTTGATGTTGTTAAGGGTGGAGCAATAATTACACAAGAAATGATTAATGAGGTAAAAAATGGCATTAAGTTTTATTGTTTCGGATATTTCGAGGACGTTGCAGCCAATGCGAATACACCTCGCATCAGATTCGTTGATAAGGTAGGAAGTAGCAAACCCAATATAGCCTTACAAGTCTTAGGAAAGCATAAATTTTTCAAAGCAAGCTGGAAGGACGAATACAATATCAAAAATGATGTGATCTATGATAGCCGTATTCGATATTTAAGGGTAATCGACCAATATCATCAAGATTGGTACAGCACCTTGTCTAAGTATTCTCCTAATGAGCATACTAAAATGACTGTACCATCTAAGTCATATGATTGTGATATTGCTGTAATTCCTATGTCGGTAATCGATACTGCAGTATGGGGGCCTAATATTACGAAAGGCGATAATCAATCACATACTGGTAGTGTATGGCAAACTGTTCATTTTACAGGCAAACGAAGTATTGAAATAAAATCGTATCAAAAAATTTATTGGGATACTGTAACACCATATCCTATGGGGTGTGCTGGGCAGACAGCTACTCAATATATGGTTGTCGATGTTACGGGGTATGACAAAGCATCAGGGATGCCATTTAATTAAAGAGGTGATCTATGAACACAATAAAAAATGTATCTGAAACGATACATATAGGTTCTGATTTTAGACGTGCTTATATAGTGCAGGGTGATGTTGATTTAACAACCGCTACAGCTATTTGTAAAGTGCGTTCTCTAACAGGCAAATTGTTGGCAACAGCTGAATGCCATATTAGAGAGGATACAATTATTGTAACCATTAGAGGAGAAGATACATTAAAGATCTCAGATTCTATAAAAAAGGGTCAATATGATGTATTTATTGTTGGTAAAGATTATTCATATAAGTTAGTCATGGGCGATATTGAGTTCATCCATGACATCAGTTTACATTAAAAGGAGATTAAAATGGCTATAAAAGGAAGTGTGAGAGCACCATATGTTGTTGAAGTTCATGTTCCTGAAACAATTAACGTGAATGTAAATATACCCGGATTACAAGGAAAACCGGGCGAGGGAATCTATGACTTTGTCAAACGACATGGCTTTACAGGTACCGAGGAAGATTTTTATAACTCCCTTAAACCTCAACAGCCTGATTTAGCTGGAATCGTGCGAGACCTAAAAAGTAAAAATATTCTTATTAATAGTGGCATGCTTGATGCGGTATTATCTGCTATTGTTCATGCGTTGACTGAACAACCTTATGCGCCACTTACATTTAATGAACCAAGAAAAGGGGATACGGAAATTCGTGTATCTGGGCAAGATGGCTTTAAAGTTCGAGTGCGTGGTGAGGAGGAATCTGTTGAAATCCAATCCGGAAGTGCCACTATTAGAATTCAGCCTTATAGCTCAGATGATATTAATCTTGAATATCTTAACTTAATTGAGCACGTCGTTGATACTGTTAAAATCAAAGGTCTTATTGAATTCAATCCGGAAACGGCCACAGAGATTCTGCCTAAGCAGTTCTATGGCCGTAGTGACTTAGAGGGTGAACTTACCTGTCCAAACGTTGTTAAGGTTGGTGCATTAGCATTCGTTGGAACCGATCACAACATTATCAATTTGCCGAAGGCCACTGATATTGATAGGGATGCTTTCGCTAACAGTTCTCTTGCCGTAATCAATATCCCCGCATTTGTATGGGCAGATGATAACCTTGATTTAAAATCTTATGACCTTATTAGGGTTAATAAAATGACTGTTAGCGAGGAATCTCGCCCACCACGAAATGTCATGATGCAGAAAATTTCATTAGAGGTCTACAATCCAGATCACAGCAAAAAATGGAACCTTTATAGTGAAAAGTGGGAACAGGCATAATTCAATAATAGGGGAGAGTTGAATGAATACATTATTAGTATCTATTACTGATTTTATTCAGTTAGCTTGGGAGCGGCTCACTGATGGATTTGCAATTAAAACTGTAATGGCTATATTTGCTACTATTGGCATATGGCTTTTAGGATTAAAGCATGTTCAGGTGTTGGGAATTTTTATTTGTTTAGTGTTCATTGATTTGCTTACAAAGTGGGTGGCGATTGCATATCAGATGTTGTTAGATATGGGGGCGAGTCCGGAAAATATCAGAATGACAGATAAATACTGGGCGATTCCTGCTGCATTTGGGAAAGGGCTCATATCATCTAAGCATATGCGTAAGCCGTTTGGGGATAAAGTACTATCCTATGTATTGCTTACGTCAGCAGCATGGTGCTTTGATTATATGGCACAGCCCTATACGTTCGCGGTAACCCTTGTGTGGACGTATTTAGGTGGTACAGAACTAACCTCGATATTGGAAAATATGCGTGATGGAGGCAATCCGCTTGCGAGCAAATTATTGGATATAGTTAATGAAAAACTTGATTCTATTTTAAAAAGGAAATAATTTTTTTAGGCACTGGCACAT